AAGCATAGCTAATAATTCACGCAATGCTCTTGCCCAACCCGACCTTGAATCAGCAACTTTAATAACAGTTATACTATCTTCAAAGTGTTCATTTATAGTTGGTAACTGATTTACATTCTCTCTTTCTACAGAGAAACCAACACCTGTACCACACATAAGAATGTACATAGTCTCATCAAATGCTCTAACATTATCTATAGGTATATAACTACAGTTATACCCTGCTACGTTACATCTATCAAGTGCTACACCTGCTGTCATCAATGCCCTCATAGATGGCATAACATTAAGTGATAATATAGCTTCTTTTATTTCACCTTCTAACTTTTGCCCCATTTCAAAACTAAAGTTATTCTTTAAATGGGTGTCCATATATTCCATATATCTATTAACTGTTTCTTCCCATGTTTCTCTTCTTTGCTTATCATCTTTCCATCTAGCATATCTAGATAAAGCTATAAAGTTTTGATAGTCTGTTGGTAGTTGTTTCATTTTTCCTCCGATATTACTTTTATTGTTTTTAGTTTAACACCCTCAATTTCATAAATAAAATCTCTTAGGTTATCTTCAAATTCCTGGGCAATGTCACCATCGCTTGGCATAATATATTCATCATCATCAATCTGTACGATTATGCTTACCTTTATTCGTTTCATCTTGCCCTTAACCATTCGATTAGAGACTCCAAATACCATTGTGCTTTTTCTAAATCTTCTACACCATTCTTCTTTTCATACCTCCACATATATTTAATTATGTTACCTTGTATATAATATTTGTATCCATCTCCTAACGCAGCTTTAATAGCATCTATACATTCTATAGGTGCTTCATTGTAGTGAGGGGGATGATTGACCATATCTTTTTCTTTTACAGAATCTGTTTCAAAGTCTATTATTTCTTTCATAGTTGCCATACTAAGCACTCCCTTCTGTTTCACTATTAAAGTTTAATTTTATTACGTTAGAATTGTCTCGTTCTTTACCCATCTTTTTTTCAGCATATGACTTTAACACATTATAAATATAAGGGTCTTTATTCATTGCTGGAATGGAAGCAAGAACTAACTCAACAAAATATTCTAAGTCATAAACTGATTTATCATTTAGTAAAGTATCAGATGATAGGATTGCAAATAACTCAACTTGCCCTGTCCATTCACTACCATCTATCTCAGGTCTAATGCGTATCAGTACATCACTTTTTTCTATATGTTCGTTTTTTCCCATTAGCTTTCCTTGTAATCTTAGGATTTTTAAACTTAATAAAAAGTGGATAAAAAATTTTACCTTTTTCTTTTAACCAATCTTCAGGTATAATCCTATCATTATATCTAAAATTATATTTTATACACCATTCTGCGTAAGAAGATTTAGCACCCTTTCTTAGTTTAGTTCTACTGTTTGTAAATATAAATCTTATATCTAGTTCAGGATGTTGTTTCTTAATTGCAATATGTTTTCTTCTATCTGCTGCTAAAAATCTACCTTTTGTTTCTATTATTATACCATTGTTTAATACAAAATCAGGGGTATAGGTTCGGTATGAAAGGTCTTCCCACTCTATCTTAATCTTTTCATATAAAAATTTTACCTTATGTTCTTTAAGATATGTAGCAACAATATCTTCCAAGCCACTCCTATACCCATTTTTACGTGCTATTTGGGTAGCACTATACGCTGACATATTTAAAAGTTATACCAACGTATGTTTGAACCGTAGTCATAACCGAGTGCTTTCATCTCATCACGCACTAGCTTTTCAGCTTCTTTGCGTTGTTCGATAGCATTGCGTAGACCCTCTGACCTACGTTCCCTGTACTCTTTCTTCATCTCATACAGTTCTTTTTCTTTTTCTTTAATCATTTCAGCTAAGTCATCTATTGTTGTAGCCATATAATCTAACTCCATATTTTTTTTGCTTCTTGTTTTAATTTGTAATTCCAAGTCCATGAATCATAGTTTGGATATACTAAAGAAGCTAACTCATGTTTATCATCGCTGATAGACAAAAACTTCTGTATACTAAATGCAACTTTTTTAAGTTGTTTCTTATATACAGACAAGTTATCTAGTGTAAACTTTCTATAATCTTTTGGTGTAGCAAAAAATAAATCTATACTATTCTTAGGGTATGCCATAGAATAAAATGCCATTTGTCTTTTCTGTGCTTCAGTAGGTTTAGATGGCATACGTGTGGTTGTTTTTAAATCTACTATCTTATCTTTAAATCTAAAATCAATATACCCCATTACAGGAATAGGCATATCATCAAATTGTACTTCAACTTTTTCTTGATAATCTTTTAAATCTTTGTAGTCAAAGTTCTCATCAATAACTTTACCAAAACCATTTAGTAGACTCTTTTCTTTTTCTACTTTGTCATCATCTAAATCCAACTTAAAGTCTGCACAACTCATTAGATACTTCATCTCTAGTGAATCAAAATCAAACTTACCTGTTTCATACTTGTCAGCTAGTGCAGCTTCTTGTACGATACCTCTAACTGCTCCTGCACCACTAGGTGATTTAATACCAAACAGATACCTAGCTACCCACATAGGCACGTCACTTATGTAGGTATTCATACTGCTAGGTGATAAGTAATTAATGTTGTGTGCTTTGAAAGGATTATTGTGTAGCATCTATATCAATAAACTCGTTAGCAATTCCTGGGCTTGTTTCTTCTTTGTTGTTCTTATCCCACTCAGTAGATACCCAAGTATTATGTCTATCAATGTATGACATAAATTCCCTAAAAGTATTTTGGTCATCATCAGTAATAGCTATATTACTTTTCTTATCCAAAACATAATTAGGCACAAAGTAAGAACCAGTGCTACCCTCACGTTCATCTGTACTTATAGTAACAGTGTGTTGCATAGGTAGTCTTCTCATCTTTGAGAGTTCACTAAAAAGCATACCTAAATTTTTATAACCTTCCTTAGTGTCTATCTCCCAAATAAAAGGAACTGATTTAACACTAGCTGAGTCACCCTTTTCAGTAATAGCTTTAGACAAAGTAGCTTCTCCAAATAACACACGAGTTCTTTTAACTTGTCTGATAATTTCTTTCGTACCTTCAGGTAAAGAATTAAAGTCTTCAATGTAACCACTAGGTTTACCACAGTTAAACGTACCCATGTTATCTTTTAAATCAACATTTATGTTGTCGGACATAATAGTCTTAACATAGTTTGAAATATTAGAGTCATACTTTTGATACATAAACCTTTGTAGGAAAGGTCTAATAGAAATAGTTTCTGCATAAATATATTTCTTATCAGCATCCTCTATAGAATACCAACCCGAAGGAACAACATCAATGGTTGTCTTCCTACCATTTAAAGATGTCTCTCCCTTGATTGCTTTTTTAACTACCCTAATTCTTGATAGGGTATTCTTATTTTCTTTGTTAGATATTTGCATACCCATGACACTAGCCATAGCATCAAAGTTATCACTATCTATTGTTATTAAGTCTGTCATATATTATTCTCCTTATAAAGATAATGCGTTATATCACAAAATGTCTTTTGTGTCAAGCCAATTATTACCTATTTTTGCTTCTAATAATAAAGGAACATTAAAATCTATATTCCATTTATTGTCTATTAGTGATTTTAAATTTGAATTAGTATCATTAATCACTTGAATTACTTCATCTATTTCACCAGGATGAATGTCAATAACTATACTATCATGTACAGTATTTACAATACAAGATTGTTTATCTTTTAATAATTTATCCATATAGACTAAACATAACAATACACAATCAGCAGTTGCAAAAGATTGAACTGGATAATTTTTAATCTGTGTAAAATTAGTAATGCTATTATTCTTTAGTCTATAAACATTATTAAATCTAAACTCCCTACCTGATGGTATTTTTATAGTGCTAGTATCCAATGCTTGTTGTGCAAGTCTACCATGCCAACTAGCTACACCTTTATACTTTTCTATAAAGCGTTCATAGTAAGTAGCTTCTGCCTTTGTCCTACCAAATCCTGTAGCACCATACAGTGGGGCAAACGTGTGTTGCTTTGAGTCTTGCCTTGATGTAGGTTGACCAGCATCTGTTATAACTTTAGCCGTATAACTATGTACATCAAATCCCTCTTTAATTTCTTTGATAGCAGTTTCATCTTGGGATAGAAAAGCAGCCACTCTAAATTCTAATTGTGCAAAGTCTGCTTCTAATATCTTGCCACCTTCCCATCTAGATACAAATACTTTCTTAACAGGAAACGTACCACCCCTTGGCATATTCTGCATATTAGGATTTGCTCCACTCAAGCGACCAGTAGATGTTCTATGTTGCAGTAACTTGACGTGTAGCATACCGTCTTGTTTTATATGAGATGATATACCATCTATGAAAGAAGATAGATAAGTTTCTACGGCACTTAACCTTCTAACTTTTGAAAGAAAAGAATAAGCAGTATCCATACCCTTTTCTTTTGATATCCTTTCTAGCACTGCAATATTTATTTTACTAGTTGTAAAACCATTTGCACTAGCCCACTTAGCATTAGGTGCTTTAAACTTTAACCCAGCAACCTCATTAGTATTATCAAATAAAAATCCTGTAGCTAAACAAGTAGGACACTTTGTTTCATTGGCAAAAGGTGTTCCATCTTTCTTTGTCTTTCTATACTTACCATGCCCTTTACAACTAGGACACTGTTTAGCCTTTGTCTTATAAACTATTTTAGTTTTCTTATTTACGATATCCCTAAATGTATTTTCTTTCATGTAAGGATTGTAAGAGTTTTGCCAATCTGTTTTATCATGTGGCTTACGACTATAAATTACCCACGATAATTGTTCGGGGCTATTAAGATTTATAGGTGTGTCACCCATCAATTCATGTACATGAACTTGTAAATCAACAATAAGTTTTTTTCTTTCCTTATTAAATTCATCTCTAACTGTCTCAAGAGTTTCTTTATTAACTTTAAAACCACGTTTATATATCTTGGCTAGAGTCATACATACTTCATTTGATAACTCAACAGTTTGTTGTAAACCTTTGTTTAAAGGCTCATTTAATTTGTTGTTTAAAACATCATAAAGTTCCTTGGTAGATTTTATATCATGTTCTAAATACTCAGCAAGTTCTTCATAGGGTATATCTCTAGTTGAGAAACCTTTCTTATAATATTCTTTAAGAGTTCCTTGCTTTCTATTTTTTAGAAGGTATCTTTCGGCACACGCTTCAAGAGATAGTGGTTGCTTCTGTCCTCGTTGCAAAACGTATTCAGCAATCATGGTATCAAATACTAAACCATCGTATTTAAAACCTGACTCCCACAACCACACCAGGTCGTAAGCTATATTGTGACCGATAACCATAGTAGCTTTATCTAAATAAGACTGAACTAAATCTTTATTGTTCAAACTTATTTTGTCTTTCTCTATGTGGTCAAATGTCACAATATGCTTAGTTCCATTTTCCTGTAGCAGACCCACCATAACCAATGAGTTTTCATGCTCAAAAGGGTCGAGGTGATGTCTGCCATCTCTCATTAGAGTAGTATTTTCTATGTCGAGAGTTAGTTTCATTTCAGCATTAACCTCCGAAAGCTGAAACCAAGAGAGGGGTTACAACTTCTTTAGTAATGCCCAAGGCAAGAACTAATTTAATACCAAAGCTGACAACACCTGAAAAAGTAATTGGGTCCATGTTAGTCTCCATAGTTAGTTAAAAACAAATGTTCACAAACCGTGAACTTTTTACATTGCATACTATGCATAGTATCTACCCGTCACATAATCTAGATTACAATGTAAAACTCCATGCCAACCTGTTAATTTATTCTTGGCAATATTTATATGTCTCTGTTTATCCTCTTCAAACTGTCCTTGAACATGAGGATTACGAGCTAATAACAATATCAAATCTGCTTCAGCGGCTTTACCTGTCTTAGAACCTTCAAGCATACTTTGATTTAAAACAACCTTACCTTCTGCTTCTGTCGATAATTGTGATACATAAAACACAACACAATTGTAAACTTTAGCTATCTGTCTTGCATGAATTACATTTGCTTTCAAAGATTCATCTTGTCTTACAAACCCTTGCATGGATGCAAACTTATCTCCAACATCAACAATTAAAACGTCAGGCTTCTCAATCTTACAAACAGTTTCTACATACGGCATTTGTTTATCATGTGTCTCCATGATTTTTATATTGCCATGAACTCTATTGTATAAACTCTTTACCTTTTCATAGTCATCATAAACATATGGGTGTGTAAGTTTATACTGTTCGTCTGTAGTATATCCTGATGCAGATGTAATATATCTTTCTAAAACTCTATCGGCAGTTTCTTCATTGACAAGTAATACACACTTAGCACCTTGATGTGCAAACCCATTTGGTGCGGCAATTAAACTTGCAAGGAAGGAAGTCTTACCTGTGTTAGGTCTTGCCCCAACGATTGCAAAATGTCCTGCGTTAACACCTGGAATCCTCTTTGCCAATGTGGG